GTTTCTCTCGTCGTGCGCTCGTGCGTTGTTTGGATCTTGCTCGATGTCGCCCAGCTTGACGCGGAAACCTTCCAGCTCGGGATTGATTTTCTCCAAGGTTTTTGATTTCACCGTTTCCTCCTCGTTGTTTTTGTTTGTGTCGTGCTTGATAGTTGTTGGCATTTTTGATAGTTATCTTTTATATGATATAAGTTCAAGGGGCAGCATCGACGGTGACAGGAAAGTGCAGCAAGTGTGGCGTTGAATGCTTGGCGTCCAGCGTTGGAGATTATCAACGACGGGTGAACTACTGCTCGACGTGCTACGTGCCAGCCGATCCAACTTTTGGCTGGATGCTAAGCGAGTACAGGCGACGTGGGTTGGATGAAAAGAAACTTTGGCAAGCCCAGAGGCAAAGCAAAAGCAAGCTGGAGAGATTCCTCTACAAGGAACTAGAGATCAAACCAGCAACCCGAGGACGTGAAGCACCATCGACGTCGGAAAGGTGACGATGACAAAGATCAAAAAGTGCAAGGGTGCCCCAACAAAGTTGAACCCTGAAGTCGAAGAGACGATATGTAACGCATTAAAAATGGGTGCCTATCTTGAGACGGCAATCGCTTACGCTGGCATTAGCAAGCATGCCTTTTATGATTGGGTGAAGCGAGGGACCAAAGAGATCAACCGACGTGCAAAAGTCGATGCCGAGAGAGAAAGTGAAAGTTACATTACTTTGGAGCAACGTAGCAAAGAGCCATATCAAAGAGAACTGGAACGACGTCGAAAGAGGGATGAAGAAGACAAGGTGTTGAGGGAACAAGAGGGAGCCTATGCGGCCTTCTCAGACCGAACAAAAAGAGCAATGGCAAATGGGGAGCTAGGTTACCTCGGTGTCATAGCTAAAGCAGCCAAGGGTGGATTAGTTATTGGTAGGTCAGTGACTCATCATGAGGATGGAACAAGCACCACTGTCGAGAAGTATGCCCGGCCAGAATGGACAGCAGCGGCATGGGCACTGGAAAGAAAAAACCCCGAGCGTTGGGGACGTCGACAAGTTGAGGTTGTCGGGAAGGATGGCAAGCCACTAGAGGTCAAACATTCATGGGCTGACGCAATCAAGGAAACTTTTGCGCAGGTTCAAGAGGACCGGAAAGAAGACGCACCACGCCTTACAGCCCAAAAGATTATTGACGTCGAAGATTGTGAGTGATTCGTATTGTTCGTTGTGTCCAACGAACTGTGGTTTTTTTTTGTTTTGTGCTCGGGCTTATTTTTCCTCGACCACTTCTCAGAGGAAACACCAACCACGAGGTTGCATGAATTATACAAGTTTGCGTCGAGCGGTCAAGGGGGCTTAGTGACGAATGTCGTTGGCTCTTTTGCGGCGGTGGGTTGCGTCGAGTTCCTCGAAACAACTTCAACCGACGTCGACAATGAACCCCGTTTTTCGCCCCTGTATCGACGAAACCGCTAACCTTGTATCGACAAAACGTTCAAACAGTAGGATGTATAAACAAATGGCAAACAAGCAAAGGACGTCGGAAAATGGAAGATGCTTTCGAAGAAACTTTTATTCCTCCCGAGGCTGGTGAACTGCTAGCCCTCCAAAGAAACCCAACACTCTTCATGAGGGAATGGTTGGGCACGTCGCTATGGGAGAAACAGGAAACAATATGCAACAAACTAATCGACCACAAAAAGGTTGCCGTTAGATCTTGCCATGGTTCAGGTAAAACTTTTTTGGCGGCAAGGATTGCGTTGTGGTGGTTATTCACTCGCCCGTTTTCAGCCGTGCTAACAACGGCTCCAACGAATCGGCAGGTGGTCGAGTTGTTGTGGAAAGAGATCCGAGTAGCCTACAAGGATTCGCGGGTGCAGCTTGGTGGCAACCTTTTGCCGAAAGCTCCAAAGTTGTTTGTTGACGATGACTGGCTTTTGATCGGGTTCTCCACTGACAACCCGGTCAACTTCCAGGGGTGGCATTCCAAGGGCGGAACTTTAGTTATCATGGATGAAGCACCTGGTGTGCACGTCGACATATGGAACAGCATTGAAGGTGTTCTTGTTTCGGCATCGGATCGCATGTTGTGCATCGGCAACCCCGTTGAACCGTATGGTCCATTCTTTGAGATGTTCAAACAAAGCGACGTCGGCAAAGTGCATATCTCTGCCTATGACACACCGAACGTTTCAGCGGGTGCCGACCTTGTGCCGGGTTTATGTTCGGCCCCGTGGGTCGAGGAGAAGAAAGAACAATGGGGCGAAGACTCGCCGCTGTGGCAAGCACGGGTGCTTGGTGAGTTTCCGTCAACGCATGATTCAACAGTGGTACCGCTCGACTGGGCACACAAGGCCAATGAGAGGTGGGAGGAACTAGCGAGCAAGAACCTAACAACAAACCAGCCGGTCCACCTCGGTGTCGACGTCGCAAGGATGGGCAGCGACTACACAGTGATCGCAGAATACAACGAAGACTTTGGAATCCTCGACGTGTACCGACTAAACAAACAAGAGACGATGGCGACGGTTGGCGACGTGGTAGAGATAACAAGAAACAAACAAGTTCAATCGATCTTTGTAGATGCCGACGGACTAGGGGCGGGGGTTTATGACCGGCTGGTGGAAGTCTTTGACGGTGATGGTGGGGAGATCTTGACGTCGATCAAACCAGTAAACACCGAGGGCTTTTGCCGTCGGCACCACGTCGAGAAGCGCGCTATTCTCGACGAGAAAGCTATGGATTTTTCTTTGTTCTCGACGCTACATGAGTCTCTTCTCGTCGACGGGTGCCCGATTTGTGAGCACCAAAAGAGCCTGGCAGAGCGGGATAGGTTGCACAAATCACCCCCGGCCACCGAGGATAAGTTGCACGAAAGTGGCTCGCTGTCGTCGAGGTGCGCCAAAAGCTCAATGGAATCAGGGGCTTACGGGGCCACGGCAGGGGGGTCCACCCAAAAAGCTCAACAAAACCAGGGGCTTAGCGGCCAGATCCCGAAAAGCGCAATGAATCCGGGGGGTTACGGCGTCTCATGTCCTAAAATCAGGGCGGCACGTGGTGGTACCCGCCCAAAAATTTCAGACCGATTTTTCAACTCTCGGGCCGAATGGTATTGGAATCTCCGCGAGCGTTTGAACCCTAACAGTGAAAATCCGATCTGCCTTCCGATCCATAACGGACTACTTCAGCAAATTACTTCTATCCGTTGGCGGCTAAACTCCAAAGGCCAGATACGCATAGAAAGCAAAGACGAGATGCGAACAAGGGGCATGCAAAGCCCAGACGAGGCTGACGCCGTCGTTTATGCGCTGGCGGCAAAAGAGTCTTTTGTTGATTTTGTTCTTGTTTGAGTTTTGTCGATTGACATCCAACGTATAGGGTATGGGCATGAAACTGTGGGACGCGATAAAAAAGCCGTTCGGAAAAAAGAACGAATCAGCAATCGAGAAAGCACCATTCGACGGCGGATTTGCCGAGGGCGGTGAAAGTATTCTCACGCGCATTCTCACGACGGGGAGCGCACCAAAGCGCGGGTCAAGAGAACTTCTTGAGGCATACAAAAATCTGCCTTGGCTTCGTGCCGTTGTGGATCGAATCTCTGTTTCGACGTCGTCTGTACCCTGGCATCTTTACCGGGAATCAAACGGCAAGCAACGTATGGGCAACGTACCAACGACCAAGAGCCGTTCTATGGTCGAGGTTGAAAACCCCTTCAACGTTCTAATGAATAGGCCAAACCCTGTCATGACTGGTAGGGCTCTTCGGCAAACGGCACAAATCTATCTCGAACTATTGGGCGAAAGTTTCATCATCATAGAGAGAAACGCGCAAGGTCAACCCGCCGAGCTTTGGCCGATTCCGCCGACGTGGGTCAACGCCACCCCGAGCGGGGACAAACCTTTTTTCAATCTAAGTTACAACTCACTTCAAATGGACGTCGCCGAAAGTGACATGCTGTGGATGGCGTATCCAGATCCAATGAACCCCTATGCACGTGGTACCGGCATCGGTCAAACCTTGGGCGACGAACTGGATACCGACGAGTACACAGCGAAGCACGTCAAAAGTTGGTTCTACAATCGCGCAACCCCCGAGCTATTGGTGGGCGTAAAGGGTGCATCGGAAAATCAACTTCGCGGCGCTAAGCAAGCTTGGGAAGATGCGCACCGTGGTGCCTTTCGTGCGTTCAACTCTCATTGGCACTCTGGTGAGCTTGATGTCCAACAACTGAGTCAAACCTTTG